CGGGGGGGGGGCCGGGGGGCGGAGCCCCCCGCGGGGGGGGGGCCCCGCGCATGCGCGGGGGGGGGGCGGAGCCCCCCGGCGCGCGCGCGAAGCGCGCGCGCCGCCGCTAACGGTTAATTTTTAAAAAACAGGAAGGAAGTCGGCCATTTTGTAAAACAAAATGGCGGCCGTGACGCAGCACCCACGTGATGATGACGTAGCGGGGCCTACTTCCGCGTTTCATAGTACGCCTCCCCACGTCATCGATGACGTAGGCGTGACCTTTGACCCGGAAGAAATTGGCGGCCATTTTGTATAGGTTCCGCCGAGGATGCCCTTTAACCCGGAACAGCAGTGCTGGACGGCACCTACTTAAAATGGCGGCCGTGACGTTACTGGAACGGCCATTTTTGTAGTCCGGAAGGCCTAAAATGGAGGCCGAAGCCTATGGCGACCCCCTATACTGACAAATGGCAAGAAGATAAAGGCCTTATGGCGAAGTCTGGCCCCACTCACTTTCGTTGCTGTATGCCCCCTCAGTGTCCAATGGCATCTCGGAGTCTGTTTAGTAAAGCCCCCGACCCCCCCGACGCCGAAGGTCCGAAACGCGCAAGCGTTTCGGGTGGAGGGGGGGTCCGAGATGTCCGGCGCAGCGCGAAGCGCGTAGCGCCGGACTTCGAGGGAGTTGCCCCAGGGGGGGAGGGTCGCACTCCTCGCTTGCGCTCGGAGTGCTTAGTGACCTTTAGAGGTAGACACCGACAAGTGAATGTTGCACGGCCTTGAAATTTTAATGAAAGCCAAGTTTGAAGCTTACACGAAATTGGTCTTGGGCTTTGGGCATCCAGGTGTATGTGGGAATATCTGTGTAAAAGGATCTAGGGGGCCTGTTCCAGGCCTTGCATGTTTCATATTCATCCCTCCAGGCCTCGTACCCAGTGATGCGTTTTGGACCTGGAGGGTTAAACATAAAGACCTTGTTTATGCATGGGAAGATAGTAGGGGGTGGAGGCTGTGCCCCCTCCTGATTTTGAGGACTTCTTGGGCAATGGACTCGAGCTGGACTCTGAGGAGTCGCTGCTGCTGGAGCTGCTGGAGAAGTTGTTCTTGTACCGGGCCCTCCGGTATCTCCTCCTCTTCGTCTTTTGTTTCTTGACTGGAGTGGATCCAGGGCTGGAGTCTTCTGAGTTGGACTGCTGAATCTGAGTCTTTTTCGGGCGTTTTTTCTTTGACCTGGGTGTCTCTCTTGGGGCGTTTGGGTCTGTGGACTGGAGAAAGTGTAAGAGCATCTGATTCTTGTTGCATTCTCTTAATACCTGCCTGGCCAAAGAGGCCTCTTCTGAAGTCCCACGAGTGCCACACGAGTTGGAGTGAGACGTATTTCGGGTCAACTGCTTGTACTGAGCGAGGCACTCTATTGCCTGAGGAGGTCTGTCCGTTGCAGGGGTGTCGGACGATCTGTTGGGAGATAGGATTTCCTCCCCATTTCCAGTCGAACTTATATTTTATGCCTAGTACTGCTTTTTTTTCGTCGCTGTGATATGCAAACGGTCCGCTTTGGCATATAGCTTCCATGACCTCTAGCTGGTGGAACATGCACACGTACCATTTCCACCTCATTCTTATAGGTACCTGGGAACTGCCTCCGGGCATCTTGCCTTTGCCAAAGTTGTAAGAGTAAAACACATATCCCTGTGAGGGGTTGTTGTGGTTTAACAGCTGTGGCTCTGTGTATGGGCATCTAACACATACTCTGCTGTTGTATGCTATGGCTGTGTCTCCTGTGCTTTTGGAGCAGAACTCTGCATATCCAAAGAAGGCTGCCCATAGAGGTAGGTCAAATATACCACATTTGCTTTGCTTTTCTGAGTATACTGCGTCTGATTTACTGAGCCAGTCTATCCACACTATGTTTCCTATTCCTTTGTCTGTAAAGGGATTGTAAATTATGTCTTGGTATGCTCCAGGGGTCTCAAAGTATGCTCTTCCTGGGGACAGGAATATGGAGCTGTATATGCCTGCGTGGTACTCAAATAAGTCTGTGGTGGGTTTTACTGCTTCTGGTATAGCAAGTTCTGTGGCTTTATAATAGCTTTTTTTTACTATTTCAGGTAGGTCTGTAATTTTGTCATTGTATGCATTGCCTCTGTACCATGTGTTATTATGGGTTATTTCTGATGTAGGTGTTGTTGTAAGTTTATTAGGGTTTACGTAATGTGACCAGGTTTGATTGGTAGTAGCATCTACTAGAGGTTTTAGTTGTGCTATTGTTTCTGTAGTGTTATAAAATTTAATTTTCTTATATAAGTTATTTTTATAGTGGTTTTCGTATGTGGTTTTTTCAGTTAAGCCTAAGGCCGTCTTGAGGTGTTGGTAATAGGGTTGCCCCAATATCTGGAAGTTGACACATACGTTGTCAGTTTGTGGTGAGCCGAACGGATATTGCAAGTCACATGCGGTTGCATAGATAACGAGTAATGTGACGTCACAGAGCTCGCTCTGGGGGTACCACTTGTCCTGAAAGAGTCTTGGGGCCCCTACTCTAACTTTTACATAGTGTTTTTTAGAGGGCCTGGTTTTTAGGCTGGGTATTAGTATGTGTTTCTTAGAGAGTATGAGCATTCCTGGGTGTATGCTGGGTGCTGTTATCTCTGTGTCTTGGAAGGGAGGCTGTGTGTGTATTTGTACCACAAAGTCTACCGTGGGGTGTCTAAAGAAGATGATTTTTGTTCCCAGGTACCTGGCTAGGTCTAGGTCTTGGTTGCTAACGGTCCAGAAATTTAAGTGTCTTTGGTACTCGTCAAAGAGTATTCTTAGGGTGAATTTTGTGGTAGTCATGCCCCCTCCGTAGGGCCCTGTAGAGAGCATATCGTCCGAGTGGGTGGCATAGTTGTGGGAGAAAGTGTTCTCTCCACATATTATCAGTGGCATGTATCCTATTATGTAGCAGTGTCTAATAAAGTTAGGTTGCCACTGTTTAATTATTAGTTTTTTTCTGTGTCTGCGTCGCCCCCCGCGTCTGCGCCAGCGTCTGTATCGTCTCCTCCACCTCCCCCTTCGCCTCCTTACTCTGCGGCGAGCGCGATGGCGTCTAGCAGGTCCTCGTCTGCGAGCTCTCCGTCTCCTCCATCTCCTGCGCCTCGGCTTCCACCAGCCTCTCCTCCGGCGGCGTCTCCACCAGTACCAGGCCATGAGTTTCTGTTACTGGGAGGTGCCGGGAGTGCCGGGAGCCCTCTTATGTGCGGTGGGTGTTGGTCTCGCGGCGGTTGTGGAGCAGGTGGTCGACCCAGGTTAGTAGCCAGATGCTGAAGATGGCCAATACAGTCGCCACAGCTACAAAAGGCAGCATGCGAACGCCAAACGGACTCGAACCAGTGCCGTTCGAGTTGGGTTCCATTCTGGGTAGGTGGCTGCCACATTAGAAGTTGCCTAGGCGGCGGTGGAGCTGGCAGTGCCGGCAGAAACACTTTCCTTTTCGAGCGAGAGATTCTAGAAAAGTGCATTTTAAGAGTGAATACCCTAAGAGCCTTGCCCATAGCCCGGCCAGTCCCGAGCCCGAATTGCCCCTTGACTGCGGTGTGTAAACTCACCTTCGGCACCCGCCCTCGGGACGCGGGGATCACCCTTCGAGGTGCTGCCGCTGCGGACGGGCGTGGAAAACTCAGCCATTCGGAAGTGCAGTTACTTATATGAGTACATAAGTTACGCCCAGGAAGTGAATCACGTACACCAGTGGTTCGCTGTGGAGAGTCACGTGGTTAGTGACGATCTT